AAACCACAGTTCAAAATGGTTGATAAATTTGAACTAATGAACAGTGTTGATCCAGAAGTCGTTATACGTGTTGCTAATCACATTCTAAATCAAGAACCGAAAGCGGATGATATCGCAAAAAACTAAAGTCCGACACTGACCTGTTTTTTAGGTTTCAACTGGCAGAAGCACTACACAAAACGGTATCAGAAATATCTGAGATGTCAGTGTCGGAATATTTAACTTGGTCTGAATATTATAAGATTAAAGAAGACCAAATGAACAAACGGAGTAAGATAAATGGCAAACGCTGAAATACAAATTGAAATTACGGCTCTTGACAACGCAACATCGGCACTAAAAAAGATTGATAGAAATCTTGCTCCCATCAAGAAAAAAGTCGGCGGAGTTGAAAAAGAATTCAACAAAGTCGATAAGAGCATACAAAAAAGTTCTGGCTCTTTCGGTAAGTTCAAAGGATTACTTGCTGGTGCTATTACAATAGGCGGACTTACTGCATTTACTAAATCAGTAGTTGAAGCAAGTTCAAGAGCAGAAGATTTAAAAACTACACTAGAAACTGTTACAGGTTCTGCAAAAGCAGGTGATGAAGCATTTAAATTCATCAATGACTTTGCAACAAGAACACCGTTCGATATTGAAACTCTAACAGAAACATTCATCAAACTTAAAGCATCAGGTATTGAACCAACAGAAGAACTACTAACCAAATTTGGTGATATGGCTTCTGTTACTACAGATAGAGTTGGTTCTCTTAATGCTATCACAGACTTGTTTGCAAGAACAACAGCAGGTGGTTTAGGTCTAGAAGACTTGAACAGACTTGCAGATAGAGGTGTTCCTGTATTCAAAATCTTTGAAGAAAAACTTGGGTTAGCACGACTAGAAGTATCAGAGTTTGGTAAAACAGCAGAAGGTGCCGCACAATTAAAAGATGCTCTACTAGAAGGACTTGATGAGAACTTTGGTGGTGGTATGGAAAAAGCATCACAAAACTTATCAGTATCAATGTCTAACTTAGGCATTGCGGCAAACAACGCCTTGATTGCAGTTGGTGAAGGTGGCCTTTCAGACGCAATCAACAATGCCGCAAAAAAAATGAGTGACTTTATTGTTAATAACGAAGACTTAGCAATGGCACTTGGTGAAAAATTAGGGCAAGCAGTTACATTTGTTGTAGATGGTATTGCCTCGCTTTCTTCAGGTATGGAAAAAGCACAACCCGTATTCGAATTACTAGGAACTATCTTTACTGACATTGTTGCTCCTGCTCTAAGTCTAGCTTTTGATGTTATAGTAAAAATCGCTGAGGCGTTGGGCCCACTTGTAGAAACAGTAGCACCATTGGCACAAGAAGCATTCAAAGGCATAGCTACTGTCATGACAGACATTGTTATACCAGCATTTGAAACAGTCATAGGAACTATCGGAACAGTTATTGACAAGATACAAAGCATGATTGATTTCATCGGTGCAGGTATAGGTAAAGTCAAAGAGTTTGGCGGTGCAGTAGGCGACAAAGTAGGTGCAGGCTTTACAAAAGCCGGAGACGCAATCGGTGGTTGGGTTGATGATGGTAAAGACAAGTTAACTGGCTTGTATGATTGGGCAGTAGGTAATTCTCTTATTCCAGACTTAGTTAGAGATATCGGTAAAGAAATGGACAAACTTCCTTCTAAAATGGCTAATCCAATTGAACAAGGTGTAATGCAAAGTAAGAAAGCATTTGGGCCTTTACAAACAGGTATGGGCGGCACGACAGCAAATTCAAATGTTAACTTCAATATTTCAGGCGTCAATGCAGGCGGTAATTCAGGTCAATTTCAACAACAACAAATGAGACAGTATATTGAAGGTATTGCTCTACAAACAGCACACACTGTCCTTAGACAGAACACAGGCTTTGGAGGGTTAGTATAATGTCAGCGTTACCATTACAAACAAAATTATCAGTTACAACAAGTTATACCGCAACACCAAGACATAGACTAGTAGAGTTCGGTGATGGTTACATACAAAGAACACCATTAGGTATCAATCATCAAAGACGTACAATATCAGTTACACACGACAATTTAAGTTCTACAGATGCCGCGGCTTTAATTTTATTCTATGAACAAAGATTACAAGATGCAGGAAAAATAGATATCTCAGCAAATGGGTTGTTACGTACTGATGGTCAATTTTACTTAGAAAGTTTTGACGTTCAAATGGCAGACACAAGCAAACGAACAGTTTCAGCAAGTATGATTGAGGTATTTGATTTATGAGTTCTACTCCTCAAATACAAGCACAAAGTCTCGCTACAGAATCTATTGGACAACTTATGGAGTTTGACTTTCGTTCTATCGGTGGGACACAAAGAGTATACGTTGCAAACACACAAGAAAACGAAGGAACATTTGCTAACTTAGATATTACATGGGATGGTGCAGAAAGAACGTTTCAACACATAGATTTTTCAATGAGTAATCTACGTTCAGACTTAACAGGTCAAGTCGCAGAACCAACATTACGAATAGCGGCACATGATTTATTTGCAATAAGTTCATGGGCAAGTGCTACAACAAACTTTACAATGATGGACTATCGTGGGTTAAAGATAAAAAGAATGAGATTATTTTTTAACACGCCAACACTTATCGATCCACAAACATACTTTGTAAAATCAGTAGATGAACTATCAGCAGAACAAATGGTTTTCACACTTACTGCTTCTCTAGGAACAGAGAACGGTAATAAACCAAGTGCAAGAAAGTTGGGGATATAATATGAAGATGTTTAATTTTAACTTAGATAATTTTGTAAAAACTAAGTTAGCACAACAGATACAACAATCTCAAATAGGCAACTTCGTAAAACAAAAAGGTGCTCCAGCAATAATCTCTACTATTATTAAACAAATAATAGGCGAGAAACCAAAAGTTCACGAAGGCGTAGACATGGGTCAACAAGTTGAACCAGGTATTATTCCGATTGTTTATGGTCATGTAGGTATGTCAAATACACAGTTTGACAAAGGACAAAAGCCAAGTGATATAGATGCAGAATTTGTTACACAAGAAGTTAGAATGCCTATTTCAGAAGGTTCTATTATAGGTGTTGCAAAAAGATTAAACGATAATGAAGTATCATTCTTTACAGGCGATAATACAGAACATTTAAAACAAGTTGTTATCAATGATTCATTTGTTATTGATCCTTCAACAAGTGTAGCTAATTTTAAAGACATTAAATTTGAAATAACAAAAGGTGATGGAACCACATCAAAACAGACTGCAACAATAACAGATTTTAATCCATTACTTGTGGAAGAAGCAGACGGTGTAAAGATTGAAGCAGTTAATGATCCAACAAATCAAAAATTATTAAATGACTTAGGTGACGTTAGTGCAGGCAAAGGTGAGAACTATGTTCTTTTCTGGAACAATGATGCAGGTCAATGGGAAGCTAAAAGTTTCAACACTCTACTAAACGAAGCAGGCGCAACTTATGATGGCGGCGCAGGCGGAACAGGTGGACAAGGTGGAACAGCAGGTGATGGTGGAACAGGCGGAACAGGTGGTGTAGGGCCAGCAGATGGTCTACTTAAATACACACAACACAATCCCCCTCCAGTTCATTTCGAAACTCAAGGCACATCTAAAACAACTATTACTATTACAGAACCACCGGCAACAGGAACTACAGTTGTTACAGGCAAAGGTGCACCATTACGTAGAGAAGACCAAACTACACCGTACTTTTCTACAGACATTGATTTTGCAGATGTAGATGAAGCAGTAGATGAAATAAATGTTACAACATTCTTTCCAGAAGGTATCTACAAAGAAATAGAAACTGTAACCACAACAGTAGATGGCACAATAACTCTTTGCGGAACAACAAGACCAATTTCTAACAGTGGTAATTTAGATTGTTTAACACCAGCTACTACTGTAGCACCAGACGGTAAAACAGGAACAGAAAAAAGACGAGATGCTGGAGAAGTTAGAGTTTATGTTGTTTTGACAACTAAACTTTGCGGTCGTGAATTTGTTTTACATGAATATGGTTATACTGTTAATGAAAGAAAGATAGGTGGTCATAAACACACAGAATCTTTCAAGCTAACAGAAATGAACGCAGGTTCAGGTGCAATAGTCACAGGGCCAAATGCAGGCACACAAGTTGGGGTTCCAACTCCAGGTGCATTAGACGGTTCAGCGGGTGATTGTAATTCTACAGATTTACAAAAATTTAAATTCAGCAACTTTACATTAAGAGATTACTTAGATGAATATCCAGACCAAATTGTAAAAGCGGCAAATACAGTTAAAGTATATTCTTGGATAGATAACAAATACGAAGGCACAAATGAAGACGAATACAGCATATCTACAAACACGTACTTACATGCAGTAGATGTATGCAAACCAATTGATGATTTTGAAAAGAAATATTCAGTAGGTGTTACAACAGCAACACCATTTAAATTATTTGAACCAGACCACGGATTTCAAAATTATATTGCAGAACCAGATACAGATGCATATGAATTAAATAAATCACGTTGTTACACAGAAGTTATTTCAGGTGCTTTCTCAACTGTTGCTCCCCCACAGCCATTATTAGTAAGTGACGGTTCAACTACTGGTAGTAGTGGAACTACAGGAACAAGTGGAGGCACGGGTGCGGCAGGGCAAACAGGTTCAGCAGGAACACAAGGCTCTGTTACAGTTCCAGCAGTCCCAGATGTTCCTTTTGCAGATATGGCAACAGACTCATCTTATTCAGGTGACGGTGTTGCAGATACAGTTACACTACCAAAAGTTACAGTTACAAATGCAGATGCTAGTGCATCAAATGAACTTGTTATTTCAGTAGACCAAGGCACAGTAGATGTTACTACTGTACTAGGGACAGTTAGTGCATCAAACAGAAATACAGCCGCTATGACACTTATAGGCACTAAAGATAACCTACAGACTACTTTAGACTCAGGTCTTAAATTTAGTAGCTCTACGGCGACCATAGGCGATGTTACAATCACTTTTGCGATAAGTTCTAGCGTAGGTGCTTCGGAAACAGGAAAAGTCATTAGAAGTCAAGCTATAACAGATTATGTAGCACCTTCATTTACAATCACAGTTACAGGCACTTCAGGTAAGTTTAAATGCTTAGTTCGTAATAAACTTATTATGAACACAATTACAGCAAGTGGCACAACTAGTGAAATAGCAGAACAAATTAAAGTAGCAATAAACAGCTATACGACTGGCACACCAGATTTTACGGCAACACGTTCATCTAACGTAGTTACAGTTACAGGCCCACAAGGTCTTGGTAACACTTACAATGGCTTACAGCCAACTAACGGTGCTCTGTCTCCGCTCTTAGCAACAACGATTACACCATTTGCAGGAGGAGTATCACCAAGTCGTATTACACAACCAATACCAACAACAAGGACACTAAAAGCAAAATTCATACCAGCACTTAGATTTACAAATACATTAACAGCAAGTGATGTTTCATTTGCTCAAGTAAAATACAGACCAGCACAAGGTGATGGTGAAACTGAGTTAAGTGAATTAGGATTTTTTGTTGGAGGCAGAGACCAAATAGAAGAACCAAGTAATATCGGTGTTTCGTTTTCTGCTTGGCAATCAGGTGGATATACATCTACAAAAGGTTGGGCAAACAATCCTGCATGGGTATTCTTTGATTATCTAACAAATACTACATTTGGGTTAGGTAATGATATCGTATTAGATACAGACCAAAAAGCAACTTTATATGCAGACATTTACAATGCCGCAATATGGTGTTCACAAAACCCAACAGGCAATGCATTACAAAATGCGGCTAGATTTAATGGTTTATTTTATGGTGCAGAATCAAAGTATGAAGCACTACAAAAAATAGCAGATTCAATGTTTGCTAAATTTGTTTACTTAAATGGTAATCCAAGATTGATTTACGATGGTGCGGCTTATTCATTTAGTAATTACACACCAACAATTAAAAAATTAGTTAATCAAACAAATGCGGCAGAAATGATTTATCAAGGGGGTTCAATAGATAATATCTTTAACGTAATTAATGTTAAGTGGAACAACCCTGAAAACTACTTTAGAACAGAAGATGTTCAATACAGAAACGCATCAAGCATAGAAAAATTTGGTGAACGTGAAACAACAATCGAACTTACAGGTTGCACAAGCAAACAACAAGCATTATGGCACGGTGCTTGGATGTATGAAACAGAAGCAACCAACTCAGAAGTTATAACATACATTGCAGGCTTTGACCATTTCGATGTATTACCAGGAGACTTAATATTAGTCAATGATACTCTAAGAGTAGACACGCAATCAACAGGTGGTAGAGTTTCAGCAGTATCAGGTGATACACTTACACTAGACAGAACTAGTGGTAGTGGGTCAATCGCAGTTATGGATCAAACTGGAGTTGTTCGAACAGGTGATGTAAGTGGAACAACAGCGGCAATGTCGGGTTCACATGGTTATGTAACAGGTGCAGTATACAATACGTATAGTGGCACACTGTACGGGAACTATCGTGTAATAGCGATTGAAGAGTCAGAAGACGGCATTTATGCTGTTACGGCGGCTAAACATGACCCGGATAAATATACAAGAATATGGGCAAACACCGTATAACGGAGAAAAATAAATGGCTTTAGGTAAAACAGTAACA